CTGCGGCGTTCTTTAAATTCTTTAAAGAAATTCCGTTTGCTCCTGTACCTAATCCAGCAACAACTGCTCCTGAAGCTAGGTCTACATCATCTCCAGTTATCTTTCCTGTAACTGCGAGTGTTGAACTTAAAGTAACTGCATTTGCTGTATTCAATCCATGGTATTTTACTACCGGTACAAAATTTTCTATGTTTTGGGTCATGATTTTTTTTAGTTTTAACCCTCTCGCGTAACCACTACCTTAGTAGTGGTCCACGGTAAAGGGACGAATAATGTTTTATGACAATCCTACCATTTGACCTTGTAATCTAGGGTTTTCTGAGATAAAGTTTCCTGCGTAAATAATGTGTCCGATTTCAGCTAACTGATCAACGGGACTCATCATGTCCCTGAAGTTAAATCCTCTTGTGGAAGGAATTCTTCCAGGAACTCCCATAGGTACTCCGTCATTTGATTTCTTGAAGTTAACTTGTTTCAAACCTGAAATGTTAATTCCTTTAAATCCGAAGTAGTTTGTATTAATGAAGAACATTTTTCCGGAAGGAATTTGTTCATCTTTAACAACAGGTGTTCCTCTGAAAAACAATACATCAAACCCTGCTTGACCAGCTAATGCTTGTGCGCCTGAAACCATACCAAAAGCATTCATCTTAGGATAACCATTTTGTGTGTATCCTGCTCTTACTGTAGGTTGTAACAAAGACTCATATGTTGACCATAGAGCTTTTGTTGTAGCAATTATATCTGGTGTGTCATTACCAATCTGTACAGCATCATAAGCTGTAGCCATCTTAGCAAGTGTCAAAGCACCAGCAGCAGCTAGGTAGTAACCCTTTAATGTTGTGTAAGTAGTTCGTGACAAACTTCCATATGTTCCGAAGTTTGTTCCGTCATCTGCAGCGTTGTAAATTGAATCCCATGAATTCCCTGCACCTGTACCTGTCCATAGGTTTGTAGCCATTACTTGCATAAGTGACTGTGCTTGTGAATCAAATTCTGCTTCAAGAAGATCGATAACTTGTTCGTCACCTTGATTTAGAGTTTGTTCTATATTAGCAATAACAATTGGCTTATACGCCATCTTTGGTGTAAACGTCATTGTTGTTCTAACATTCTGCCTATCTGTGTCTAATCTATCAGCAATTCCTGTGTTTCCACCATTTGTTGAATCCTGATATTTTATGATTACCTTGTAATCAACACCAGTTTTCCAAGACTTTGCGTTTTGCAAAAGTTTCATTAAAACTGGAGAACCTTTAGAGATAGTATCAAAAACTTTTGGTACTATATAAGATCTTGTAACCGAAGTTACAGCTTCTGAAAATGTCATAATTTTAATTTTAAATTATTTTTTCCCCTTAAGATGAGAAAGATATTCAGCAGCGCCATCATATTGAGACATTTCATTAGGATCGTAACCAGAATCATCTGATGCTTCACCTCCAGCACCTGTCGATACAGGATCAACATCACGAGTTTTTAAATTCTTAATCGTGCGTTGTTCTACATCCACAGCTGTTTTTTTCATATCCTTCATATTAGCATATGCTGTTGTCAAACTTTGAAAACCGTACTTGTTAGCGTGTTGAAATAAAGAGTTTTCATCAAGTGATGGATCTTTAGTCTTGAGACCAGATAATTCTGTTTCAACGCTTTTTTTAATAGATGCAATCCTATTTTGTTCACTTTTAGCATCATTTTGTATTTGATCAATTGCCGCAGCTTTCGCTATTTCAATGACCTCTGCATAATTTTGCGGAACATAGTTAGGATCTTTCCAAGCTGGTTCTTCTTTAGGGGACCTATTAAGTTCCTTTTCACGATCAATCTCTGCTAAACGTTGTGATTTTCTCGTAAATTCAGGAAGGAAATTTTCTTTCCATTCCTTTTGAAGTACATCTGCTGTTACTTTTCTCCCATCAGGAGTTTCATAAAGCACTTCTTCAGTAGTAACTTCTTCCGGTTCAGGATCAACCGGAACCTCTTCTATAGACTCTTCTGTGCTTGGTGTTTCTTCAACTGGAGTCTCCACTATAGGAGTTTCTTCAGGAGCTTCTTCACTGCCAGTAAGTTCCATTGGATTGTTTTCTCTATCCATATATTTTTTGATTGCCTTTATTTTAACTTGCCCAACTGGGTGAAAAAATACTGCTTGATCACACTAATTAATAATTATTCTTCTTTCTTATTTTTTGGTTCTTCTTTATTCTTACTTTCTAAAGATCGATTATCAAAATCATTTTTATTTTGGGTAGCTTCTTTAGCATCATTTTGTTTTTTCATTTCTTCAGCTACAAGTAATTCTGGTCTTAATGTAATACCTGCCTTAGCTGCTAACTGTACCTTACCATCTGGTGGTAACTCTTCATATTTAAGACTTAACTTAGGTGGTTCTTCTTGTGGTTTAGGAGCAATTTGTGATAATTCTTCTTCTGGAATACCAACAGCATATGGTTTATTCATATCATAGATAACTCTGTTCTTTGCTTTTTCATTAGGAGAATCATATCCAGCTGTTTCAAAGTAGTCAGTAGGAGATAAAATACCTCGGTCCATATCACCTTGAGCTTGTTCGTATTTAAATTGTCTATCTTCAGGTAATGTCTTACCACTGATAACTCTGACTTCTGTTCCATCCTGAAAATCATCTTGTATTAATGTCAAAACTTCAATAGCATCTGATTTACCTAGCGACTTAGCATAGTGGTGTTCTGTGTATCTAACTTTAGCTAATTGATAAAACCAATTAAACAACTCATAATTAGTATAATCAATAACCTGTACCATTTCATTTAAACGTAAAAATGACTGGTCAATTAAAGCCAGTCTACCACCACGTGTTTCTTGTCCCTCTCTAATTCCTTTGAAAGCAGAAGAAGCAGCCATAATATCATCTATTTCACTACGTGAGTCTTTCATATTCTCAACAACAAAAGCTGGTAAAGCTGGTCCGGTTTCTCTTTGTACTCCGGCCACAGCATTTTTACCCCAGATAACACCTTCAGTTTCAAATCGTAATCTCTGCGCATCAGCTTTTTCCATAACGCTACTGTCAACTTTTATAATTCCATTAACAAGTTCTGCGTTAGCTGTAATATCTCTTTTTGTTTTATCAATATTTTCTTGTAGTGAAGCAGACTGTGTAATCATATCTGTCTGTCCTATAGGTGAATTTTCATTATTGAATATTGTTGCAAAAATATATGGTTTACGTGGACGATCAAAGTGATTAAATTTATATGATTTTAAATCTAATGCTTCTTCAGAATTTTCCAATAGAGGCATTCTGTTTCTAGCGTTATCTAAAATAGTTCTTCTTCCATCACCTTCAGCTTTCTGTAAAGTTATTTCTTCTTCAGGAGTAATCATAATTCCATCCCAATCCCAGTATGGATTAAGTATCTTTCCTAAAATAATATTATCCATTTTGAAAATAACATAATCCCATAACCATGCTTCTTGATATTTTACTTCAGGATTTTCAACAAGAATATCATCAGCGTTTTTATAACCATATTTTTTTAATATTTCTTTTTCTTTTGCAGGAAATCTTTTTAATACTGATGAAAGATTATCTGTAATTTCTTCAATAGCAAATTCAGAATTATCTTCTGATGTTGATGTCTTTGCAAATCTAACTTTTCTTGGATCAATTGATTTAGCGTCAAAATCATTTATCTTTGCATTCCAAAAAGGTTTAATAACTAACAGTCTACCAAAATATAAATTACGTAAAGATTTACGTATTACCTCTTTTATATTTCTTTCTGTATATTTTATTTGAAAGTATTTTTCTTGTTTCGTCGATAGAGCCTTACTTTCAGGCGTATCTCGGCCATTCAATACTAAAGGTTTAGGTGGGTTAGAAATTAAAGAGTTAATTACTGTTTCTTGATTTACAAATATTCTGTTTGCGCGGACCTTACTTTTCTTAACTGGTATTTTTTTTATATACTCTGGTTCATTTTTATAAATACCTAAGTTAGTATCATATGTTTCTTTAATAATATTCCAAACTAATTCAGATGAATTCCATCTGTTATCAATAAGTTTGCACAATTGTTTGTCATTTAATTCAGAGAGCTTTTTCATATTATATATTATTTATAATTTCCTTTTAAATGTCAATGTGGAGAACTTTATTCTTCAGGCCAATTATTATTTTCTGCCAGGATTCCTCCAAGATCACCCATAACATTATCAGAACCAATAAGAATTTTAGAGTCAGTTCCTCTTAACGCTTCAGGCATATATTTACCAATACCAAAGTTACCAAGAGTCGCAAGATAATAATAAAGTGTAGCAAAAACATAATGGTCAACTCCAGTTGTAGAGTCCCAAGCATATGATTCTATTCCTCTATTATCAACAATTTTAATACGACGTAAAGTTTCCCAATGTTTTAAATATTCTTTAATCTCACTATCAGAAGATAACCCGAATAATATTTTCGCATTTAAAATCTCATCAATAAGTTGATCAATGATCCTATTACGGTTACTGTAAATAACACCATCCCTATTACCCTCACCCCACCATACTATAGTCTTAGGATTACTTTTATTTTCCTGAAAGAAACTCATTAATGCTCCTCTGTATTCTTCTACATAATATTTAGACATAGTGTTATCAGGCATAGCATCTATAACAAGTTTTGGTTTATATAATTTCATCATATCATCAAGATCAGCCCACTTAGTAAATCTACCAATCTTTGTTGGCCCCAATTCACTACCAAGAACATAATGCTTAATATTACCGACATCAACACCAAGGAACCATTTACCTGTTTCCAAATTTTTAGGTGTCCAGTTGTCAAGGATAGTAGAACGTCCTACGCGTAAATCACCAGGACTATATGGTTCACCTAATACGAAGTTATAAAAATATTCTTGATCGCCTTCGCTATCCTTAATAATATCATCAGCTGGAACCCATGGGGCCATCAATAAAGAAATATGATATCCGGAAATAGTTTTTTTAGGATTTTGTGCTATCCATTTACCCATCCTACGATCATTATTAGTAATTTTCTTCTTACACTTCTTACATTGAAACTCCCTTTTCTTCATATTGATACTCTCTGGCCATGTTAATATTTGTTCCTCTCCACAATGACCACATGTAATAACCCATTCCTTCTTATCAGATTTATGCCAATTAATATCAATAGCATCCTTCTCTGTAGTAGGATTAGAAAACAACCATCTACCTTTATACTTACTAGCCTTAATACGTGACTTCATTGTATCAATAACAGATTGATCAGAACGTGAAGCCTCATCATGAATAAGTAAATCAGCAGTAGTCATAATAGCAGCAGTCTTACTAACAGTTCCTTTAAAGAATATAAATCGTGAATTAAATTCTTTACGTTCAATATTATCAGAGTCTATACCTTTAAATACTTTTGGATTTTGCGCTAATATCTTATTAGTTTTAGAGGCTACGAACTCACTAACATCAGAGTCAGTAGGGAAGGTGTACATAATATTCCACCCAAACTTAATAACAGCAAAAAGAGCCTTAAGACTAAAAGTAACAGATCCACCAATCTGCGCACATTTCTTAATAACAATTTCCTGTGACCAATCCGTCAGAATATCTACCAAAAAAAGGCGATCACCAAAATCCAGTAGATCACCCTTTTCAGATACCACCTGATTATTAAATATCCAAGCAAGGATAGATAAATCATCAGATTTTATTTCTGGTTTTTTTTCAGTCATTTTTTTTCTTTTTTAGCTCTTTCTTTACTTTCAGCAAGATATTCCTTGTATGTTTTCTGTTTCTTACGCGGAAGAAAACATTTATATTTAGACATAGCAGGATTATAGTTTTTACATATTACTTTCGGTTCAGGTCTTATAGGAACATCAAGTTTCTTAATGTTCTTTTTTTTATTTAGTGGTCTCCTTCTACCATCAAGGTAATAATATATCGTAGTGTGGTCAATATTATATTTCGCAGCAATACTTAGAACAGTATAATTGTCAAAATACAAAGCAACGATTTCTTTACGTTGTTTAATTGTTAATTTACCTTTGTTAGTCCATTTTTTTCCCATTATTCATTAATTCCTTATACTGTTTAGGATAGAGTATTTTAAATCTAGGATCATTAGGTGTTAATAATGCGTCGGCAAGATCATATCTTTGGCGTTTAATCACAAAAGACTGATCATAATAAGGATCAGTATCCTTATCGGTGATACGTCTAATCATCTGATGGCCTTTAGGACAGAAACCAGTGTACCAAGCCGTAGGTGAATGGGGGCGTAATGTACATGTACGTCTATATCCCGGACCACTACAATCCTTTTTACATTCATGACAGTAAAAATCAGTATTTACATACAAAGCAGCATCGAGAATATCCTTAATCCTATCATTCAAAGGACTATCCTTTAGTTCCTGCACCTTCCTCTTTTCCCTAGCAGCATCATATTTATCCTTTAACTTCTGTATAAGATTATTTTTTGTCATCAATCGCAAGAATTAGATCCTCATTAATAATAACTTTGCGCACCTTACCCGCCTCAATTTCATCAAAACCATATGGGGCAAAGATAACCTTATCACCAACTATTATATCAACCACATCAATACCTGCAGCCAAAACATCAGCTGTCATAAAAGATGCTTTCTCCTTTTTATCTTCTAATACCTTCACCAATAACCTATTTTTTGTTGGAATCATATTATTTTATTTAAAAATTTTTTTATAAAAGTTCTTCCATCCATGTTCTGTCTCATGGATGTATTTATCAAGTTCCTCTTGATCCATTTCACCAAGAAAAGCACCATCAGGTTTACTCTCCTTCTTGACTGTCAATAAGGGCTTGATTTTCTTCTTCTTCCTTAATGTTTGCTTTATGTTTTCTAGCAATTTCATGTGTTAGTGATTGTTTAATACCTTCCTCAAATACTTTCATCTGATCACGAACTTCCGGTTTATAGAACAGATTATACATAACAGTAGAAGGTGGGGCATCATCTTCTTTCTTGAAAGCACCCCTTAATTTATAAGCTAATTCAACGCCTTTGGTTACGGCGGCCGTATCAGGACCATTATCAACCTCCGTAATATTACCATCAACGCCTACGACCTTTCTATAGTCCCTTTTATCCAGAAGTTCGGCATGCCTTTTAGCTACATGCTCCTGGGGCAATTTTTCATCCATCAAAGCCTTCCATGATTTACTATTAGATATGATACTAGAATTATAAGCAGTAGTTTCAGCAAAAGCATCAGTCTTACGAATAGCCTTAGCTAAACTTCGGAATCCCTGTTCCTTATAATGCTTATAAATAAGCCTATGTGACGGTAAAATAACATTCTTCTTAGGAGAACGGGAGGCTTTACCTAGAATCCTCTTATCCCTTTTAACAACAGTAATCTTATCAAAATCACCAGCATTAATATCCTGCTTAGAAACACCCAATTGTTTGTAATTATTTCCCGTTGCCATCTTTTTTCACAGGTACATCAACAACAACGACCTTAGTTTTAATTAAACCCTCATGGATAATAGCTTCAGAAGCCAATCTAAACCTATGCTCTGTGTTTAAAGCCTCTAACTCCTTATTATAGTCCACCAAACGTTCCTCCAAATTTTTACGTGACATATATTTTTTTATTAATTATTAAAGATACTATATAAAGTATATATTATTCATAGTGTTTGTCAAGTTTTTTTGTGACTATATTATAATGAAAAATTTTTAGAGGGATATAGATATAGAAGATCCTAATATCTATAATGGGGGTGGGGTCCGTTTGGATCTGTGGAGATTCTTGGAGAGATGGGGGGA